AGATCGAAACTGACTACCCAGTTATAGAATCCGGCATTAGGATCTTTGACGAAGGCACCTTCGATAGAAGTCTTCTGAGATTCTTTACGACACGGAATAACAGTCTTGTTCTTCAACAGAGCATTGTAGATGATAACATCCCACATACGGACCTGAGAGAACACGTCCTCGAAGTTCACCTTGGCATCATAGGCCATCGTGATTGCCAATTCAATCAGCTTCATCTTGTCTTCGAGCGCAATGATGATATCAATATCCTTGGCATTATATTCGATGAACAACTCGAAGTTCTCTTTGTATAGGGTATGAAGCGAACCATACTCAGAGTAATCCAGCTTATGAGTTCCCAATTCCACATAGGCAATATGATCCAGCTTGTATGATTCCTGATTGGTATAGGTGAACTTCTTATACAGATCAAGGTAATCCAGAACCGAGATACCAAAGACATCATAGGTACTCTGAGTCCGACCCATAATCTCTACCTGCTGAGGTTTGAGAATCTTCCAGGGAGATAACTGGCGTGCTCTTTTCTCTCCCAGAATGTTAGTCATTCGATTAGTAATATATGGAATATCAAAGAACTTGACGTTCCATCCTGTGATGATGTCCGGATAGTTGGAAGTCCATTCCTGAAGAAACTTATCTAGGAGTTCCTCTTCGGTAGAGCATTCGACATAGATCCCCCCTTCGAGATCCTTATTGTACACACCAAGACCAAATACTTTCTTGTGCTTTTTATTTGAACACTTCAAAGCAATCGCATTGATGACTTCATTTGCCGTGGCAATATCCGGGAAACCCTTTTCACATTCGGTTTCGATATCAATATATGCAATATTAATATCAGCGAGCGACCACTGAATGTCATCGGGATAGTTGTGAGCGATGTATTGATACTGTGGCTGAATGTCGCCATAGACCGAGAAGTTATCTGCATCCTTATTCTCTTGGATGAAGTCACGAGTTTCCTTGATATTACCTGCGGCGAATGGTACTACAGGATATCCATCAAGGTTCGCCCAACCCGTGAGGTCCGCCGACGTCGCCGCCGGAACCCACACAAACGGTTTGAAGTCTGAAATTTCATCTTTATCTGGTGTTCCATTGATGATAGATCTACAATAGATCTGGTTGCCGTAATTCAAAACTGACAGATATTGGTTCATAGTGTAGGTCCTATACTATTATAGCGCACTTTCAAGCAGAAAGCAAGCTTTTTTTGAAGTCAATAAAATCAGTCACAAGAATCAATTCCCCATCAAGTTTCTCTATGATGAAGGATCCAGTCTCACACATATCTCCTGTATTCATATACAGCATTCCATTGATATACTTCATCTCTGGAATATGAATGTGTCCTGCCGATACGCAGTCGAAGTTGTGTCTCTTGGCATATTCTACAACAGCAGTATCAAATGTATTCAGAATACCAATTCTCTTCTTGGTCTCAGTCTTGAGATACTTGGACAGTGACCAATATTCCTTGCCGATTAACTTTCGGAATACATTATAGTAATGATTGATGCTGATAAGGAACTCGTATGCGACTGAACCTAACTTGGCCAGCCACCTATTGGAGTTGATGATAAAGTCAAAGGCATCGCCGTGAATGAAAAGAATCTTACCATGACTGACGGAATCATATGAGTATTGATTCACGACATAGATGTTATCCAGATTGAACGGTTCATATTCCCTCAGAACTTCATCATGATTGCCAATGGTGGATATGATCTTGGTGCCATTCCTAGCTTTCTTGAATAGTAGTCTCAGAATGTCATTATGCTTCTTGGTCCAGGATCTAGAGAATCCCAACTGCCAGAAGTCAATGGTGTCACCATTCAGGATGATGGTGTCGGTCTTGAAGAACTTCAATACCTCAAGGATCAGATCTGCATTACAGGCCTTTGTTCCCAGATGCAGATCTGACATCCAAAGAGATTGTACTTTCATATTAACTAATAAATAAGTCCCTTTCTGATTCTCTGCGTTTTGTCAGACCAGAAAGAACTTTCCCACCAGCCATATTCCAATTGACAAACTCTGAGGCGGCTCCAGTATAATCTTTCGCATTGAGTTTCTTGAGCAGAGTAGACGTGGAGAAATTCCCTGATCCAATATTATATACCAAGTCACACAGAGCATCAAATTGATTTTGGGTGAGAGGAACCTTCACAATTTTATTGAGGAAGTCCACCACAGGTGTCAGTCTAGATAGAAGAAGACTTACTGCCTCGACTTCGGAAATCGTTCTGCCTTCGTACTTCTTGGCCTCTGCGGTACTAAGATCACATCCATAACCGATCATAGGATGACCTACATCATCGGTGAGCTTAGGAGCAAAGCCTTCGAACTTCTTAATTGTCTGAACTACGTTATCGCTGGGTTTCATTTATTCCTCTATAGCACTATCAAAATACAATAACAAGCAAATAACAATGATCAATACAACTGTACTAATGTCTAGGTCCATAGTGATGGCCTGATCTTCATAAGTCGAATCAACATTGCTTCGTCTTCCTTCGCATATCGAGCCTCGATCTTAGAAGATATCTTCAAGGCTTTCCTCATCTCTTTGTTAAGGCGAGGACCATCAGCAAAAGGAATTACATCGCCTCTGGATTCAAACAAGGCTTTCCATCCACTGACTTCATCCGGATCATCCCTGTTGGGTCGAATATCTATCCACCAACGATATAATTCTCTTTGTTCGATGGCAGCTTCTCTTTGTGAATGACCAACATCATTCACATCCAGATGACACTCCCAATATAGATAGTCAAGTCCATCTGGGGCAGAACGGAACTTCCTAAACTTTCTCTGCCACCAAGGAAATGGATGAGGAGTCCCACAACAAATATGATTCAGCCATGCCTTCTCGACTTCGATGAAGTCTACCAGCATAGTGAAATTGGTGTGAAGCATCTTCTCCACAAAGTCGCTATAACCCACAGGAAGTCCTGTCCGAACCACATGATACTTATCATATGTACGATGAGCGATCCAGTACTTAACATTACTGAATGCTATCTTAATATCAAAGACGCAGTCTTCTAGGAATTCCTGTAGGTTAGTCATAATATTATTATACCTTATTTGGTGGCGATAGTCAACTTACGAGGCTTCTTTGATTCAGGCAATACCAGTTCAAGTTCGAGGTCCAGCATACCATTTTTGAAGAATACACTCTTAACTTCTACATGTTCGCCTAGGGTAAATATCCGAGTGAATGCTCGTTCAGCAATTCCCTTATGGACGCTGGTACTGTACTTATCATCGACCATCTTATTAACATCACCCTTGATTGTTAATTGGTTTTGCTCCACCGTAATATCAATGTCATCAGGAGCATATCCTGCAAGAGCCATTGTGAGTTTCCATTTGGTAGAATCTTCTGTTCGAGTGATATTGTATGGAGGAAAGGTTCCGGTTTCTTTGGCCTGATTGACCCAAAGATCGGATAACCAGGTAGTATATGAAAGAGGAGTTGAGGTTGTCCAAGGATCCATCCAGAGCCAGTTAGTTCCATAATTCATGGATGAGGTATTATTGGACGTGGTTACTGAAGAAGTGTTATTCATGTTAATTCTCCTATTAAGCGAGTTATATTATGTGGAAAGAACCCCGAAGGCATTTCCTTCACACATATCTATTTATACCAATAAAAAAGGAGCCAGATTTCTCTGGCTCCCAAGTGTTAAACCGAGATGTCTAATTAGACATTCGGGAACTGAACGTTCTCGGTATCACCAGAAATGCTAGGTATTGCGACGAGAGTTTCATACATCTTACGACCGAAGCGACCCCCCATAACTACTGTGCCCGTTTGAGCAAATCCAGTGGAACCAGTGCCAGCCGGAGCAGACAGAGTTACCAGAGGAGGATTTACTGAGTACATACCAGGATAGGTGATGGTAATTGAAGCCACACCCATACCAGTAGAACCAGTAGAACCAAGAACAGCAACACCAGACGCACCAGAAGTGATATCAGTGATGAATGCACCAGAAGCATGGGAAGCAATTGTTGTTCCAAGATAACCACGAGTTACTGTAACATACTGTTGATTCCCGCCAGTACCAGAAGAGACCTGGGCAACCATCTTTTCTGAGTCGATCTGGATAATATCACCAGAAAAAATATTATTAGATGTGGTAACAGGGAATGTGGTCAGAGCACCAGTCGCAGCAATACCAGCTTTAAGCTGAGATACCGCAGCATTGTTCGGACCAGTGGTACCGAAGTATACTGTGGGAACTCCGTTGTAAAGAGTACCAGTCGCACCATTCATAGTGATAGATGCCGGATAACCCGCACCATCCTTTTGAAATACCCAACCAGCGTGAGCAGCGTGCCGAGTATAACCAGTGGATGCTGAACTATAACTTCTACCACCAGTCAGGGTGATATCGTTTACATTAGCATTAACACCAGTCGCAGCAGCAGTAGTGCTATTCTGCGCTCGGGTAACAAGTAGACCAGTGGAACCGATGAAGCCAGTCGCACCAACCAGAACCTGTTCCGCAGCACCAATGAGAAGAGTATCACCAGCAGAAATACCCACAGTAGAAGTTAGACCAATCTGAGTCTGACCACTGGTAATGGTACCATTGAGACTATATGAACTGGCAGTAACACCAGCAATATAGGCAGGAGATCCCACACCAGTTGCACCAGTTCTACCCAGCTGCTGTTCAATGACAGACACACCATATACGTGTGCTCTGTTGCGTTGACTGCCAGTAATTCGGCTGCGTGAACCTGCAGTGGTAGAAACAGCTGTATCATATACAACATTCAAAGACACAGGTTTCTGTTGAAGGTATGCAGTCAAGGAACCTGTTGCACCAATGCCAGCAGAACCAGCACCAGTAGCACCAAGGAATCCAGCAGTACCATTGTTAATACTAGTGACTAGGATTGAAGGAACTTCCCGGACAGTCGCACCAGACCCAGTTGCACCACCAGCCGTGAACAGCGCACGATTGACAGTCAGACCAGTGGAACCATTGATTGCAGTGACGAATACCTTTTCGCCAGAAACACCACCAGTGGCACCGATAATGAGTACGTCATTAACATTGAAACCAGTAGTACTGGCCACACCAATCTGAAGACCATTGGCATTAACCCCAGTTGCACCGATATTAGCATTAAGAGTGGTGGTCTGGAAAGGAACACCTGTTACGTTCTGAACAATATATTCGTAACCAGCACCTGTGGCACCGAATACAATTGAGGTTCCATTATAAACGAGTACTGAGTTACCTGTCGCATTGGTATAATCAACATTGACAACTGTAAGAGGAACATTGATACCAGTGGCTGCAGGAGTTGTACTGACAAGACCACGAGTGACATTAAGAGTGAGATCCTGTACACCAGCACTAACACCAGTTGCAGCAGCCACAGAACCATTGTAACCACGACTTACAACTAGTCCGGTAGAACCGATGAAGCCAGTCGCACCAGAGATCTGGAGTTGTTCGGCACCAATTAAAAGAATATCACTCTTGGCCATACCTACATTGGTAGTGACACCGATGGTAGTCTGACCACTTGTGATAGTACCATTAAGAGTTGTGGCTGTTACAGGTGCAGCATTGACTCCGATTACTTCTGATCCATTGATCAGAACAGTACCAAGAAAAGCCTTGGCTACTGATGCCAATGACAGAGGACCTGTGGCACCTGCTGACGCAGCAGGCAGAGCCACCACAAGTGTTTCTAGGTCTTGGTTGTGAGCTACTACATTTCCAGCAGCATTGATGTCAAATGTGACACCTCTGTTGCTCAAATCTGAAATATCTAAATTCCCCCATGCGGGCATATATTGTTTCTCCTTATAAGGTTTGTGATTCTAATTTCGTGCCTTGCTATAGCACTATTATTTAGTATAATCAAAAATTAGAGGAGAGCATCCATCCAGTCAACATTCATGACATTATATGAACTCATACACAGAGCACAATCTTCTTTGATAGTAGGAGGAATCAAGTCCTTTGGGACCGATTCAACACCCACCTTCCAAGCATCCTTCTCGGTATGCTTGTCTCGATTGAGATCTCTCCAGTTTACTACGTGGCCATATTCGTGAATCAGGAGCGAAGAGAGCATGTTATAGTTACTCTCTTGGGAATCCTTATACAATATTATATAGGAATCTGCTCCAGCCGTACCATTGATGATACGATTTTCCTTTGGTGTCTTGGCCTGTTCATAGTATGTGGTATCTACTTCAACATCCACATCATCATCAAGAATGAACTGCTTTAGTTTAGTGAATCGTTGGATATTTGTCACTTACCTGTACTCCCGAATCCACCATCACGATTGCCTTTGGGAGTAGGTTTAGTTGAAGTCTCATCAAGACAGTAATATAATTGCGGTACTAATTCTCCCTGAGCAATCCGATCTCCATTACTGATATACACAACACTCTTCGAGGTATTATGTACGAGTATAAACAGAGGATCCACATAATCAGAATCAATAACTCCCTCTGCATTCGCCAGAGTGATGCCTTGTTTCCCTGCCATCGAAGATCGAATATGAAGTCGAACAGAATATCCTTCCGGAATATCAAGAATCAATCCAGTAGGAATTAATACTCGTTCTCCTGGAATAATTCCAATAGAGCGTCCATTAGTACTAACAATGTTGTACTCAACATTGTGAACACTATACATCTTTACAGATGCGTTATCAGGTAAATATGCTTGGAGATCAAAACAGGCTGAACCAAAGGTGGCCCATCTAGGGCCTGGAACATCTTGGGCCAGCTTAAAGTATTTAAGATCGGGAGTCATTTCGGAAACCTCATAATAAAGTTAAGGGGAGGAAATCCTCCCCTATACTATTATAGCGTATTTGTCGTGAAAAGTCAAGCCTTGGACAAATTCCCCTTCAAAATTCCGATCAAGGCACCCAGAGCGAAGATGAATTGATCGTGAAGATCAGGAATTCCCATCTTAAGAAATACCCCAACAGTCACAATGATTGCAAACAGAATCAGTATGTTGCCACCGTCAGAAGCAAGACCGTCCAAGAAATTCTTCCACATATTATACAGTTTCTTTTAACTTGGCGACAGCCAGTTCCAGAGCCGTGTTGAGTAGATAGGTAGGAATAGGACCACCAGCATTAGTGGACTTGATGTAGTCATCAGTATTCTGTAGAGCAGCCACTGCCAGAGTCTTGAGTTGGTGAGAAGTATCCTGCCCAGGAATAAATAGATTCCTCAATCCGAACTTGGTGTAGGCAGCAAGAATCTGATCATCAGTTTTCGTCGGAGTCAACTCAGCAATCTTCACTACGATTGGATAGATCTGATTGACAATCGGAGCGACCTTACTAATTGCAGACGAGAGAATCTCGATATCATGATCTACATTTCCCAATTTCTTGAAGACAGATTTTACGGAACTAAGTAGCTTTGAAATATTCATATAGTATATCCTTTTTATATTATTTGGCAGCGGTCAGATAGAGCATACCACCACTGATACCATATGACAGAATCTTATCATACCAATGGGGTTTGGTAATCTTCTGAATGTGGTCGGCAGTCTGTTGTATGCTCAAGGCTATCGGAGGTAATGACCCGGCCACAGTAGCCGAGACAGTGTTGACATTGCCCATCAATGTCGGGATATTCGAGTCAATCAATCGGAAAGTCTTAGACCCATCTCGGACAACATTACGGGAATCAATGATAAGATCTGTGGTCATATTTTGCCAACAGAGTTCATTGTTAACACAGTCAGTCTGAGTTCCGAACTTCGTTGTTAGTTGATTGTTGATTTTCTCAGGAAGCTTCGCATATACATCGACAATGGTATCCAGCTTATTTAGATGACCATTAACATCTGCAATGGCCACTGTCAGATGATTGTCGATCCGGGAGGCATTGATATCTACTCTGCTGAGTATACCCCTCTGTATGGAACCAATACGAGCATTCAGTTTATTGGTAGTGCCATCCAGCAAGGTGAATGTGTCTTTGCGAAGATCGGTAATTTGTTGAAGGGATTGTCGCTGAGTGTCAGCAATAATAGTCTTGGAGAACCGAGTCAGATCCACGACTTCGTAGCTGAGTACACAGAAGAATAATATCACTGAAAGAGCTTTGAG